TGGTCTCCACGACACCAGGCAGTTACAGCGTCACAGGGTCTAGCGCCACGACCTTGGCCGACCTGCTGGTCTCCACGACACCAGGCAGTTACAGCGTCACCGGGCCCAGCGCCGAGACGCTGCGCGAATACCCGCTCGACACGACACCAGGCAGCTACAGCGTCACAGGGTCCAGCGCGACGACCTTGGCCGACCTGCTGGTCTCCACGACACCAGGCAGTTACAGCGTCACGGGATCAAGCGCGGAGCTTACCGTCGGCACCAGTTCCGAGATCACGACAACCCCAGGGTCTTACGCCGTCACAGGCTCCAGCGCGACGACGTTGGCCGACCTGCTGGTGCAGACAACCCCAGGGTCCTACGCCGTCACAGGCTCCAGCGCCGACACCTCGCGCGCGTTTCCGCTCGACACAACCCCAGGGTCCTACGCCGTCACGGGCTCCAGCGCGACGACGTTGGCCGACCTGCTGGCGCAGACAACCCCAGGGTCCTACAGCGTCACGGGGTCCAGCGCGACGACGTTGGCCAACCTGCTGGTCACCACGACCCCAGGGTCCTACGCCGTCACAGGGTCCAGCGCGACGACGTTGGCCGATCTGCTGGTGCAGACGACACCAGGGTCCTACGTTGTCACGGGCTCCAGCGCTCAGACCTTGGCCGATCTGCTGGTGCAGACGACACCAGGGTCCTACACCGTCACGGGCTCCAGCGCGACGACGTTGGCCGATCTGCTGGTGCAGACGACACCAGGGTCCTACACCGTCACGGGCTCCAGCGCGACGACGTTGGTCGATCTGCTGGTGCAGACGACACCAGGGTCCTACACCGTCACGGGCTCCAGCGCGACGACGTTGGTCGATCTGCTGGGGCAGACTACGCCCGGCAGCTACAGCGTCACAGGCTCGTCTGCCGACGTCCAAGTCACGTCGCCCTCGGTGCTGGCCACCGACCCTGGCAGCTACAGCGTCACGGGGTTCACTGCCGAGCTGCAGGGCCCGTCGGCGTTCGAGGTCGTCACCACCCCTGGCAGCTACAGCACCACCGGGTCGAGCGCTCAGACCTTGACCAACCTGGTGCTGGACTCGGCACCGGGCAGTTACGCCATCACCCCTTCGGACGCGCTTGCGGCGGCGAGCCTGATCGGTGCGACCCAGCCCGGCGCCTACATCCTGGTCGGCTTCAAACTGTGGTCGTCGGGGGCCCAGGCTGCGACGACGGGGCAGCGCCTGGTGCAAATATCGAAGCTGAATTCAAGAAGCGCCGGCCGCCACCTGCTGGCCATCTCGCAGCTCGGCAGCACCGCCAGCGAGCGCCTGGTGGACTACTCGTCGCTGGACTCGGCCAAGGCGAAGGAACACCTGATGGACCAGGGCACGGGCTGAGTGTCCGTGCGCGGTTCGGGCCTCTATAGGATCGGAGCATGAAGACCCTGCTGCGTTCGTTTGCCGGCGGTGAGATCACGCCCGAGCTCTACGGGCGCATCGACCTGACGAAGTACCAGACCGGCCTGGCGAAGTGCCTGAACTTCACGGTGCTGCCGCACGGGCCCGCCGCCCGCCGGCCCGGGTTCAAGTTCATCAACGAGGCCCGCGACTCCACCCGCAAGGTGCGCCTGATCCCGTTCACGTTCTCGGCCGACCAGACGTTCGTGCTCGAGTTCGGGCACCAGTACATCCGCTTCCACGTCAACGGCGCCACGCTGCTTGAGGGCACCGTGGCGATCAGTTCGATCGCGGGCTCGACCGTCAACACCACCGCCGCGCACAACTACTCCACCGGCGACTGGGTCTACATCGGCTCGCGCTTCCACAAGGCGACCGTGGTCGACGCCGACACGTTCACGACCACCGACCTCTGGGGCGTGGCCACCACCGCAAGCGGTGCAACCGCGGCGCGGGTCTACACGCTCGCCAGCCCCTACGCCGAGCAGCACCTGTTTGACCTGCACTACGCGCAGTCGGCTGACGTCATCACGATCACACACCCGAGCTACGCGATCCGTGATCTTTCACGGGTGAGCGCCACCAACTGGTCGCTTGCCACCGTGTCGTTCGACCCGCCGGCCTCAGTGCCGACCGGGCTTACCGCGACCGCGACGGTCGACCAAAACCATCACAAGACAAACCAGACCTACGTCGTGACCGCGGTGGCCGACGACGGCATCACCGAGACGCTGCCGAGTGCTTCCGCGACCGCCAACAACAACCTGGGCCTGGCGGGCAACTTCAACACGCTCACCTGGACCGGCGTTGCCGGCTACAGCCGCTACAACGTCTACAAGCTGCGGGGCGGCATCTACGGCTACATCGGCTCAGCCCGATCTGCCACCGGCCTGACCCTGGTCGACGACAACATCCTGCCCGACACGAGCACCTCGTTCCCCGAGGACGTCATCACACTCAACGAGGCCGCCGGCGACTACCCGGCCTCCACGGTCTACTACGAGCAGCGCCGCTGGTTCGCGGGCACGGCCAACGAACCGCAGACGGTCTGGGCCACGCGCAACGCCACCCAGACCAACCTGACCACAAGCGTGCCCACGCGCGACGATGACGCGCTCGAGTTCCGCATCGCCGCCCAGCAGCAGAACGCGATCCGCCACCTGATGCCGTTGTCGGACATCATCGCACTGACCGCGGGCGGGGAGTTCCGCATCTTCGCCGACAACGCCCCGGCCATCTCGCCCACCTCGCTGAGCGTCAAGCCCCAGGGCTACAGCGGTGCGTCGAACGTGCAGCCGGCGCTCACCTCCGGCTCGATCCTGTACGTGCAGGCCCAAGGGTCGCACGTGCGCGAACTCGCCTACAACTGGCAGTCGAGCGCCTACTCCTCGATCGACGTGTCGATCATGGCGCCGCACCTGTTCAATGGGTTCAGCCAGGCCGACCTGGCGTTCGCCCGAGCCTCGGTGCCCACACTCTGGGCCGCCCGCTCCGACGGCACCCTGCTCGGCATGACCTACGTGCCGGAGCAGCAGGTCTACGGCTGGCACCAGCACACCACCGACGGCCTGATCGAGTCGGTCTGCGTGGTGAGCGAGGGCCTCGAGGACGTGCTCTACGCCGTCATCAGGCGCACGATCAACGCGCGCACCGTGCGCTACATCGAGCGCCTGCAGACTGCCCAGTTCACCGCCCAGGAGGACGCGTTCTACGTCGACTCCGGTCTCACCTACGACGGCGCGCCCGTGAGCTCGGTGTCGGGTCTGTGGCACCTGGAGGGCAAGGCCGTGCAGATCCTGGCCGACGGCGCGGTGCACCCGGCCCGCACCGTCGCTGGCGGGGCCGTCACGCTCAACGACACCTACGGTGTGGTGCATGTGGGCCTGGCCTACGCCTCCGACCTCAAGACGCTACCGCTCGCGCTCGAGGGCGCGCCGGCCGCCGGCCAGTACCGCACCAAGAACGTGAACGGGGTGGCCCTGCGCGTGACCCAGTCGAGCCTGGTGAAGGCGGGCCCGAGCTTCGCAAAGCTCACCGAGTACCCGGCCCGCGACCACACCGACCCCTACGACTCGCCACCCGCGCTGCGCACGGGCGAGCTGCGCTTCGCAATCGGCCCCAACTGGAACGCCGACGGGGCGGTGTGTCTGCGCCAGGATCAGCCCCTGCCGCTGACCGTGCTGGGCATCGCGCTCGATGTCGCCACGGGTTCTTGAGACCCGGGCGCCCACGCCCGCCGACCTCGACTACCTCGCACTGCACCTGCGCCAGCAGGACCGTGCCGAGCTCGACGCCGCCGGCTGGAGCGATTACCGGGTGGCGCTCGAGCAGTCCGTGCAGCGCTCGCGCTGGTCGCTCGTGGCGCTGGTCGACGGTGAGATCGCCTGTGTGTTCGGCTGCGCCGAGTACGGCTCGCTGCTCGCGCCGATCGGCGTGCCGTGGCTGCTGGGCACCGATCTCGTCACCCGCCAGCGGCGTGTCCTTCAACGCTGGGCCCCCCGATACATTGAAGCGATGCTGCAGGAGTATCCGCGCCTGTTCAACGCCGTGCACGCCGACAACACCGTGGCCGTGCGCTGGTTGCGGCGGCTGGGGTTCACCCTGCACCCGGCCACCCCGGCACCGCCCACCGGCGCGCCGTTCCACGTCTTTGAGATGAGCCGCCATGTGTGAACCCGTAACGCTCGGCGCCCTTGCCACCGCGCTCACCGCAGGCGCCACTGGCACCGCTGCGGGTGCTGCCGCGCTGGGGATGTCAGGCGCGTTGACCGCCGCCCAGGCCATCGCGCTCGGTGCCACCGTAGGCTCCGGCGTCATGGCTGCGGGCAGCGCCTACCAGCAGGGGCAGGTGGCCAAGCAGACCGCCCGCAACAACGCCACCATGGCCGAGTACGCCGCGCAGGACGCCCAGCGCCGCGGCGAGGAGCAGGTGCAGTCGACCCAGCGCAAGGCCGCCGGGCTCAAGGGCGCGCAACGCTCGATCATGGCCAGCCGCGGTCTCGACCTCGGCTCGGGCACGCCCGCCGAGCTGCTGGACCAGACCGACTTCTTCGCCGAGCAGGACGTCGCCACCACCCGCTACAACGCGAGCCGCGACGCCTGGTCGTCCAGGGCGCAGGGGCAGGACATGCTGACCCAAGGCCGGTACGCCGCGCGCACCGCCAACCAGCAGGCGATCGGATCGCTGATGGGCACCGCCGGCTCCGTCTCCGACAAGTGGCTGCGCTACAAGGGCCCCTGACCGATGCCGCAGGTCCCCACCTACGACGGCCCGCAGGTCCGCACCCAGGCCCTGCGCCCGGTCTACCAGAACGCGCCCGACGTCAGCAGCGGCACCCAGGCCATCGCCCGCGGCATCGGCCAGGTCACTGAGGAGCTCGACCGCAAGATCCAGCGGGATGCGCAGGACGAGGCGTTCAAGCTCGAGCTGCAGATCCGCACCGACTGGCAGAAGCAACGCGCCGCCCTGCGCAACCAGTACAAGGGCGAGCTCGCCGACCAGTACAAGACCGCCGCCGACGAGTGGTGGGCCAAGGCCCCAGAGACCTATGGCAAGGCAGCAAGCCCCATGGCGCGGCAGATGGCCACGCGCTCCATCGGCCAGTACGCGCTGCAGTCCGAGGCGGACACGCTGGGGTACGTTGAGGGGGAGAAGAAGCGCTCCCGCGAGATCAACTTCCGCACGCTGCAGGACGGCATCATCTCCGAGGCCGGGCAACTGGTCACGCCAGAGAACGCCCGCGCACTGGCGGCCACCACCGCCCAGCGCTTGAACGACAACGCGATTGCCTATGCCGTGGGCGAGGGTCAGAACAGCGACTTCGGCAAGGGCCTGGCGCGCGAGCAGCTCAACCGCTTCCACGCCGACGTAGCCCTGGCGTTGGCCAACCAGCCCAACGGTGCCGCCGCCGCGCAGGCCTACCTGAGCGAGTTCGGCAAAGACATCCCGCTGGCCGTGCGCACGCGCGTGGACGGCACCATCAAGGCGGCGGCAAACGAGCAGGAAGGGGTCGCCACCGGCCGGCGCCTGGCTGCGCTGCCTTATGAGCAGCGCAAGGCCGAGCTCGACAAGATCACCAACCCCGACGTGCTGAAGATCGCGCAGCAAACCATCGACGGCGAAGAGACCCGCCGCCTGGCAGCGTTGCGCCAAGTCTCCGACCAGATGGAAGGCAACCTGATGCTCCAGGTGCAGCAGGGCCGCCCGCCAAAGGCTGCGGAGATTGAGCAACTGCGGCAGGTGGACCCCAAGGCCGCCGCGCGTGTGCAGCAGGCCATCAACGCAGAGCGCAAAGCCGCTGCAGCCGCGGCCAAGGGCGAGTCGGTCAAGACTGACTGGGCCGTCTACATCGACGCCCGTGAAAAGCTGGCAGCAGGCGAGAAGGTCAACCTGATTGGGTTGAAGGACAGGATCGCGCCCGCGCAGATGGAGCAACTGCTCGACATCCAGACCAAGGCCAAGAACCCGAGCAAGGCGCCCGAGGTGGCGAGCTCCGAGCAGCAGCTCGGCGCGTTCACGACCAGCCTGGACCTGAAGGGCGAGAACCTCGGCAAGTTCAAGGCCGCCGCCTACGACATGTTCAACGAGCACCTGAAGCGCACCGGCAAGGAGCCGACCTTCGAGGAGCGCGACAAGATCATGCGCGACCTCAACCGCGAGATCGTCACGAAGCCCGGCTGGTTGTGGGACACGAAGGAGCCCGCGTTCAAGGCCGAGCCTGAGACGCGCCGCCGCGCGCTGACCGCGCCTGCTGCGCCCACAGCACCGCTGCGGGTGAAGAACGTCGAGGAAGCCCGTGCGCTGAAACCCGGCACGGTGTTCATTGACCCCCAAGGCGTCGAGCGGATTCGATGAGCACCAACCCCTTCGACGAGTTCCGTCGCGCCCAGCCCGCCGCCAACCCGTTCGACGAGTTCCAGCCTGTCGGCCCCACCGCCCGGCAGACGCTGACCACCGCGGTCACGATGAAGCCCGACTCGGTGGCCGAGGCCGCCCGCCTGGCCAAGCGCTACCCAGCGCCGCCCGAGGTCATCATGCAGGACCTCGAGGCCTACCGGCTGCAGGAGGTGCTCGACCTCGCCGACACCGACCTGCAGAAGGCGCCGATGCTGCGCGAGATCATGCGCCGCGACGTCAAGGTTGCCGCCATGGCGCAGGACGACATCCCGATGCTCACCCGGGTTGCGCAGGCTGCGCGCGACGTGGCCAACATCGGCAAGGCCGGCGTGTTCGGCGCAAGCCGGGGCGTGGCTGGCACCGCACGTGCGGGCCTTGAGCTTGTCGCGCCGGTGCTCGACGTGCTTGAGCCACTTGACCCCAACGCCACCTCCCCGGGCCTGATTCCTCGCGTCGCGTTCCCTGGTGGTAATCCGCTGCGCCGCCTGGCCGAAGGGTTTGGCATGCAGGCTGCAGCGGCTGGCCGGACGGCCGACGCCGCGATGCCGCGCTACGAAAGCACGCTCGGCCAAGGCGTGGCATCAGGCCTGCGATCGCTCACGCAAAACCTGATGACACTGCCCATGGCGTTCCTGCCAGGCGGGCAGGGCGCTGCGCTGGCGGGCATGACGACCTTCACGGGTGGCGACGCTTACCAGCAGGCGCGCGAGAAGGGCATCCCGATGTCGCAGGCACTGCCGTTTGCGGCGTCGCAGGCGGCGGTCGAGTACGCCACTGAGAAGCTGCCCCTGGCCGCGCTGCTCAAGGACGTGAAGGCAGGCGCTGGATTCCTGCAGATCCTCGGGCGCCAGATCGCGCTCGAGGTGCCCGGCGAGCAGGTGGCCACGCTGCTGCAGGACCTGAACGAGTGGGCGGTGATCAACCCCGAGAAACCCTTCAGCTCGTATCTGGAGGAACGCCCGAATGCTGCCGCACAGACGCTGATCGCCACGATCGTAGGCACCGGCGGCAACGTCGCGGTGGTTAAGGGCATCGAGCGCCTGGTCGAGCGCGCCACCCGCGACGGCACCAACATGCAGCGCGCCGGGCTCACAGCCCAGGCGCTTGAGCAAGCCATGCAGGGTGCCGAAGCCTCGCGCTTGCGCGAACGCAACCCCGAGGCTTTCCGCGATGTGATGGCGCAGATGTCGCAGGACGGGTCGATCTACATCGACGCGGAGGTCCTGAACCAGATGCCGCCCGAGCTGCTGCAGCAGATGCAGGGCGTGATCGAGGCGCTGCCTGATGCCCTGGCAGCCAACAGCTCGGTGGAGGTCAAGCTCGCCGATGCGCTCACGCTTCTGCCCGGCACGCCCCAGGCCGAGGTGTTCATGCAGAACGCCCGCAGCGCGCCCGACGCGCCGAGCCTGGTGGAGGCTGAAGCCGCGGGCGCGCAAGCGCAAGAGTTTCTGAAGGCCGAGGCCGAGCGCGTGATCGCCCAGGCGCAGGACCAGGAAGCCATGCGCGCGAGCTCCGAGGCCGTGCGCCAGTCGATCCTGGGCGAGCTCAACACCGCCGGCCGCTACCGCGGCAAGGTCAACGAGGGCATGGCCTCCTGGGCCAGCGCGTTTTACACGGCCTACAGCTCCCGCCTGGGGATCACCCCCGAGGAGATGTACCAGCGCTACCGGCTGCGCGTGCTCGGCGCACCGACGGGGCAGGGGGAGGTGCTCAATGCGCCCCGCCTTGGCCGGCTCGACGGGATCGAGGCGTTCAACTTCGGCAAGAGCAACCGCACCACGCTGTCGGGTGGCAACTTCGGCAACGGTCTGGCGGGCAACAACAGGGACGCCTACCTAAACGCCGCCGACAAGCGCCTGGCCAAGCGGATCTACTTCTATGTCGACAAGGGAACCGGCATCAACCCCGAGGCTGGTGTTGGCGGTATCGCGCGCAAGTTCAACCTCGACAACGTCTACGACGGCGATGCGGATCCGTTGCGCCTGAAGAGCGGGCGCGATCAGCTCGGGTTCGAGTCGGCCGTGCTCGACGCAGGATTCTCGGGCTACCTCACGCGCATGGGCGGCACGCAGTCGGGCCAGGTCATCCTGCTCGGCGACCAAACGGTGACCGGCGAACTGCTGGGGCCGACCACGCGCACGACAGGCAAGCGCGTTCCTGACGCCGGTGCCAGGCCAAGCGTGGGCCGTGACGTCGTTGCCGACGCGCTGCGCGCCCGCAAGGACCTGCCAGGTGGTGAGCTCACGCGCCAGCGCTGGGGTGAGCTCCTGCAACGCCTGGCCCCTGCCGAGTACGAGGCGCTGGCCGCGGCCGGCGTGTTCGAGGGTGAGGGTCGTCTCTACAAGGACGGGCTGATCCGCGACTTCGAGTCGCGCACGCAGGCGCCGACCTACGAGCAAGCCGCCCGCGTTACTACCGGCCGCGAGCTATTCGGTGACATCGTCCAGGCGCTGGGCCTGACCGATCAAGAGTTCAACGCCACCGCGCTGGAGTACATGACCGGACTGCCGGGCAACATGGCGTTCTTGCCACCGTACCAGGGTGGCCTGACTGAGGTAGTCGCGTTCCTGCACGAGCGCCGCTTGAAAGCAGGCCTGCCGCCGCTTGACATCAACAAGCCCGAGGACCGGGCGCAGCTTGCCCGCCTAGTGGCCGCCGAAGCCCTGGCTGCGATCCGCAACGCTGGTGACAGCTTGGAGTGGTACGACACGACGGTGGGCATGACCTTGGGGCTGATGGCGTTGAAGTACCCGGAGCTCAACACCGACCCCAACGCCCGCACAGCGTTTCTGATTGCCACCGCGATCGCCTCTCAGGGCCTGAACGTCGAGGACAACCTGGCGTTCTCAAGCGAGCAATACGAAGCCTTCCGCGCCGAGGTGGCGGCCGGCAGGACCGGCAAGTTCCCCATCACCGGCAAGGGTGAGAGCGCGGGCGCCATGGAGGCCAACTTCCAAAAGGCCAACGACCTGCTGGAGGAGATGGGCCCGGATCTGCTGCGCCGGTTCCTGGTCACGCCTTTCACCGTGCGCGAGCTTGAGACTGCTGGGTTTCCGATCGGCGGCGAAAACATGGATACCGTGGTTCTCGGCAGCGCGGTCTTCGGGCCGAAAATCGGGTTTGGGTTCTACTCAAACCTGAACGGTAACTTTGAGCCGACGACCATGGACATGTGGTTCATGCGGACCATCGGCAGGCTTGCAGGCACACTGCCCGCATTCGACCAGGGCAAGTTCAACAAGCAGGTCAAGCGTTTGCGTGACGCGCTGACGGAGCGGGGCCCGAAGGCTCGCGGGTTGTTTGCATCGCAATTCGACAAGGCCCTTGTCGCCGCGGCCAAGACCGATGACAACAAGCTGATCGAACTGGCGCGCCTGGTGAAGAAGGCCCACGAAAAGGACTTCAAGACAAACCGCGCCGGCTTCGACAACAAGACCAGGGTCAAGACCGACTTGGTGGGGGCGGCTGAGACGATTCTGTTTTCGCTTGAAAAACCCAGAGACGTACCGGCCTCTGGTGGCGAACGAAACAATCTGCGCGATGTGGTCGCCCAGGTGGTCGACCTGGTCGCGCAGAACTACGGTCAGCGGGTTCCACCTGCTGCGCTGCAGGCCCTGATCTGGTATCCAGAGCAGGAGTTTTACAAGGCCATGGGCGTCAAGCTCAGGGTCACCAGTCAGGACTACGCGGGAGCAGCGCGCAAACTCCTGGAAAGTGAAGGCTTCAATGGACAACAACTCGATGGTGCAGCCCAGCGTGGAGCAGCAGCAGTACGACCGGCGGATGGCGCAACAGTCGCCGGATCAGTACCGAGCAATGATCAAGGGGTTGGGCGAGCTCGCCCGCTCGAAGCTGATGAACGAACCCGACTCCTCGTCGAGCGCAACGCCCGCATCCTCGCCGAGCAACGAGCCGCTGCCGCCCGCATAGCCTTCGAGGTCGCGCCCGACCCGAATGACCTGGCGCTGACCGCGCAGTGGCGCCAGCTCGATCAGCAGCAGCGCCTGGACATCAGTAACCGCGTCGCGCAGCAGATCGTCCCCAAGGTCCTGAAGTTCCTGAAGGGCAAGGGCGAGGTGCTGCCGCAGGTGGGCAGCTATCTGGAGGACACCAACCCGTCGTTCGCGCTGCGCGTGGACAAGGGTGACGTCGATCAACTGTCCAAGATCCTGGGGTTCGTGCTGTCCCAGGACTCGATGATGGCCATCGCGCCAGCCGAGTTCCCGGGGGCGTTCAATGCCCAAGCCCTGCGCGTTGAAATCGGCGAAAAGACTGCTGCAGAGGTTGATCAGATCTACCAGGCCTTGCGCGCGATCAAGTTGCCAGACGGCCGGCAACCCATTGCTGGGCAGTCGACCAGCGGCGGGATAATGACCGTGCTGCTGGACAGTCAAGACGATGGTGCAACCATCGGTGCTTTGGTGGACCAGGCTTTAGCAGGTGCTTATAATGTCGGCGTTGCGGACGTCTTTGCGGCGTTCCCTGAAAAGCAGGACTACGACTATGCCCGTGTACAAGATGACCCCGCAGGAGACGAAGGACTGGCTCGGCAGCGGGCTCGTGATGCCCGGGCGGAAGCCTCCGAGCTCCTCCGAGCCGAGCTCGATGGAACCCAGCCCGCCGGCCCAGCCGCAGACAACGCCGCCGGATCCGACACCGGAGTCCTAGAGCAAGGCCCCCGCGGGACGTTCAACCCGCGCACCCTCGAGCTGGTTCTCAGCCCGACGGCCGATCTCAGCACGTTCTTCCACGAGACCGGACACTTCTTCCTCGAGGTGCTGGCCGACATCGCGAGCCAGCCTGGCGCGCCGGCGCAGATCGTCGAGGACATGGGCGCGTTCCTGAAGTGGACCGGGGTGCCCGACCTCGCCACCTGGAACGGCTACAGCCTGGAGCAGAAGCGCCCCTACCACGAGCGCTGGGCCGAGGGCATCGAGCAGTACGTGATGGAGGGCAAGGCCCCCAACACCGAGCTGCAGCCGCTGATGCGCCGGTTCTCGGCGTGGCTGAAGTCGGTCTACAAGTCGATCACGCAGTTCGTGGCGGGCAAGCCGGAGCTCGAGCTCAACGACGACATCCGCCGCGTGATGGACCGCATGCTCGCCACCGACGAGCAGATCCAGCAGGCCAACGAGGTGGCCGGCCTGGTGCCCGACGAGCAGGCCGACGGCGAGGCGGCCGAGCGCCTGCAGAAGCGGTCGATGGCCGACCTGAAGTGGGCGGTCAGGGCGCGCGATGCGGTCATCGCCAAGCTCAAGAAGCAGGCCCGCGAGATCGAGAAGGCCACCCGCGAGCAGGTCACGGTCGAGGTCGACCAGATGCCCGAGATGCGCGCCAAGGCGGCGCTGGACGCGCTGGCGGTCACGCCCGAGTACGCCGGCATCCTGGCCGAGCACAAAGCCCAGCGCCAGGCCGCCGAGGCCCAGGCACGCCAGGAGATCACCGACGCGGCGGTCGCTGCCGAGGAGGCCAAGGGCGGCGAGCTGAAGGGTCTGAAGAAGGGCCAGTTCCTGGCCAAGATGAAGCGCGAGATCGGCAACCAGGTCGAGGCGCGCATGATCGAGTGGGACCGGGCCAACCCGCGGCCGGCGCGCCCCGTCAACGCCACCGACCAGGACGTGGCCACTATCGCCGACAGCTTCGGGTTTGAGTCGGTCGACGCCATGCTCCAGGCCATCGACGCCTTCGGTCCCCGCGCCGAGGCCATCGACGGCCTGACCGAGCAGCGCATGCTGGAGGAAAACGGCGACCTGATCGACGAGCGTGCGATCCAGGAGGCGGCGAACGAGGCCGTGCACAACGAGGCCCGGGCCCGCAGCCTGGCCACCGAGCTGCGCACGCAGCGCGAGATGCTGGGCCAGCGCACCGACACAGGCGAGACCAACGCCCGCGGCGCCCGCATCACGGTCAACGCGCTGATCGAGGCGGCCAAGCGGTTCGGCGCCAACGTCATCGCCCGCACCCCTCTCAAGGATCTGAAGGCCACCGCCTGGAAGCACACCGCCGCCGAGCGCCGTGCGGGCAAGCGCTGGGCCGAGGCCACCGCCAAGGGAGAGACGGCCGACGCCGTCAAGGCCAAGCAGGACCAGGTGCTCAACAACGCCGCCGCGAAGGCGGCACTGGATGCCACCAACGAGGCCAAGAAGATCCTCGAGTTCTTCAAGCGCGTCACCAAGGGCAACGACGAGAAGACGGTGGAGAAGGGCCGCGACCCCGACATCGTCAACGCCGCCCGCGCGGTGCTGGCCGCCTACGGCATCGAGACCCCGACCACCAAGGCTGCCGCAGCGTACCTGGAGGCGCTGCAGCAGAACGACCCGGAGACCGCCGCGGTGGTGGGCCCGATGATCCTGCAGGCCACGCAGAACGCGCAGCCGCTGGAGGCCCTCACGTTCGAGGAGCTGCAGGGCCTGCACGAGTCGGTCCAGGCGATGTGGTTCCTGGCCAAGCGCACCCGCCAGATGGAGGTCGACGGCGACCTCATGGACATCGACGACGCGGCCGGCGAGCTCTACACCCGGATGGAGGAGATCGGCATCCCCGACACCATGCCGGGCGAGTCGGGCGCGCTGACCAAGGCCGAGCTCATCAAGCGCGCCGTGCTGCAGCAAGCCCCCGCGCTGTTGCGGCGGGTGGAGCAGTGGGCCGAGGCCAAGGACGGCAAGTTCGGTGGGCCGTTCCTGCGGCTGATCTTCCAGCCGATCAAGGACGCGGCCGACCGCTACCGGGCCGAGCGCCTGGCGTACCGCAAGAAGTTCCAGGCCCTGGTCGACGACGTCGCCCTGCTGATGTGGATCAAGCCGATCGAGGCGCCCGAGCTCGGCTACGTGTTCGGGCGCGGGCACAACGGCATCGGCATGGCCGAGCTGCTGCACGCCATCCTGCACACCGGCAACGAGAGCAACAAGCGCAAGCTGCTGCTCGGGCGCGGCTGGGCCACCGAGAACCCCGACGGCACGCTCGACACGAGCCGCTGGGATGCGTTCCTCAAGCGCCTAGCGTTGCAAGGGGTGCTGCAGCCTCAACACTTCGACTTCGCCCAGGGCGTGTGGGACCTGCTCGAGCAGACCAAGCCGCTGGCACAGAAGACCCACCGCGACGTGTTCGGCCGCTACTTCGCCGAGGTCACCGCCGACACCTTCACCGACCCCTTCGGCGTGGCGCGTCGCGGCGGCTACGTGCCGGCCCAGGCCGACCCGCTGCTGGTGCAGGACGCGGAGCTGCGCGACCTGCTCGAGACCGAGAACGCGGGCATGAGCTACGCCTTCCCGTCGACCAACCGCGGGTTCACCAAGGGGCGGGTCGAGTACAACCGGCCGCTGAAGCTGGACCTGCGCAGCCTGCCGCAGCACATCGACAAGGTGCTGCTGTTCAGCCACATGGAAGCGCCGGTGCGCTCGGCCGCCAGGTTGATCAAGCGCCCGAAGGTGAGCCAGCCCCTGGGCCGGATCGACCCGGCCGCCATCAGCGGCGTGCTCAAGCCCTGGCTGAACCGCTCCGCACGCCAGACGGTGGAGACGCCGATCAGTGCGGATGCAGGCCTGAACCGCATGCTGTCGACGATCCGCGCACGCACGGGCATGGCGCTCATGTTCGCGAACCTGAGCAACACGCTGCAGCAGATCACCGGCCTGAGCTCGGCTGCGGTCAAGGTCAAGCCCGCGCTGATGATGCGCTCGCTGGCCGACTACGTGGCCAACCCGAAGAAGTTCGCCCAGACGGTGTGGGACGCGAGCCCCTACATGGCCGACCGCGCCAGCAACGAGGTGGCGGTGTTGTCTGACACGTTGGAGAAGATCCTCATCAACCCGAGCGTGTACGAAAGCGCCGAGCAGTTTACTCGCCGCCACGCCTACTTCCTGCAGACCGCGTTCGACAACGTGCTCTCGCCCATCATCTGGCAGGCCGCCTACAACCAGGGCCTGGCCGAGGGGATGGAAGAGCGCATGGCCACACGCTACGCCGACGGCGTGATCCGCCAGACCCAGGGCTCGACCCTGCCCGAGGACGTGAGCCGGATCGAGACGGGCCCGGCCTACGCGCGCGTGTTCACGCAGTTTGTGAGCTACTTCAACATGCTGGCCAACACCAACGCCACGGCGCTGCAGCAGATCGCCCAGGAGCAGGGGCTCAGGAAGGGCGCCGGCAAGGCGTTCGGCGTGCTGATGCTCGGGCTGATGGCCCCCATCTGGGTGGCCGAGGCGATCGCGATCGCGTTCAGGGGCGGGCCCGACGACGAGGACGATGACGGCTACCTCGACGACTGGCTGGCCCAGGTGTTCGGGTTCGGCACCATCAAGGGCGTGCTCTCGGGCATCCCGTTCGTGGGCGCGCTCGGCCAGTCGGTCGTGAACCGCTTCAACGACCAACCGGCCGACGACAAGTTCTCGCTCTCGCCCACGGTGTCGGTGCTCGAGTCCGCCGCCGGCGCCCCGGCCAGCGTCTACAAGGCGATCGTCGACGACGCGAGCGCGCAGAAGGCCGTGCGCGACGTGGCAGCGCTCATCACCGTCACCACCGGGATGCCGGCCATGACCCTGGCCCGCCCCCTCGGCTACGGCGCCGGCGTCGCGCAGGGGAAGATCGAGCCCACCAGCGAGGCCGACTTCGTCCGGGGCCTGGTGACCGGCACCGCGAGCCCCGAGTCCAAGGTCCGGTGACCGTGTCCGTTTGACGGGCCGGGCCTCCTACCATTCCGACAGGAGTCGACCATGACCGTTCCGTCAACCACCCGCCGAGCTGGGCCGTATTCCGGCAACGGGATCGCCAACACCTTCTCGTTCACGTTCAAGACCTTTTCCGCGGCCGACCTGCTGGTCATCAAGACGTCGACCCTGGGCAACGAAACGACCCTGGTGCTGGACAGCGACTACAGCGTCGCGCTGAACGTCGACCAGGACGTGAGCCCTGGCGGCACCGTCACCCACCCGATCACCGGCGCCAAGTTGGCGGCAGGCGAGAAGCTGACCGTCGTCGGGGATCTGCCTTACGAGCAGACCACTGACCTGCTCGGCGGGGGCGCGTTCAACGCCCGGGTGATCGAGGACACGTTCGATCGCACGGTCGTGCAGATCCAGCAAGTCCAAGAGGGCGTGGGCCGTGCGCTGAAGGTGCCGGTCTCGTCGACGGCGCTGGACGCCACCCTGCCGCAGCCCCAGGCCAACAACGTGCTGGGCTGGAACGAGACCGCCACCGGCCTGCAGAACATCGACCTGGAGACGCTGGCCACCAGCGTGGCCTACGCGTCGGCGATCACCGACGTGTTCTCTGGCACCGGGTCGCAAACCGTGTTCGCCTTGAGCGTCAACCCTGGCGCGATCAACAACCTGCTGGTGGCCATCTCGGGCGTGGTGCAGACCCCGACCGTCGACTACACCTGGGTGTCGGGCACCACCCTCACGTTCACCTCGGCCCCGCCTGCGGGCACAGGCAACGTCCTGGTGCGCTACGCCCAGGCCGTGCCTGTCGGCGCGCTCGGCGCCCAGGATTACGGCTTCATCGTTTAAGGAACCCCCATGGCCACCGTCGTACAACGCCGCCGCGGCACCGCCGCCCAGCACACCACCTTCACCGGCGCGGCGGGTGAGATCACGATCAAGACCGACACGAAAGAACTGGTCGTCCACGACGGATCGACGCCTGGCGGCTGGACGGGTGGCGGTTTTCTGCAGGCCGGCTCCGGCGCAGTCACGCGCACCGCTCAGGCCAAGATGCGCGATACCGTGAGCGTCAAGGACTTCGGCGCTGTTGGCGATGGGGTTACTGACGATACTGCGGCGATTACCGCCGCGCTGGCTGCGGCGGATGATGTTTTCGTCCCGCCCGGGACGTACCTCATCTCCTCGACCATCAGCATTGCTCAATTTAAAGTCTTTCGCGGCGTTGGCTACAAGTCACGACTTTCTGCAAATTCTATCTCCGGGCCAGTCATCAGCATTACATCCGGTACAGGCCCAACTGAGGTATCGGGATTTAGAATTACTGGAACTGCGACCTCTGGAGTTTCCGTAAATAACGCGCAAACCATAGTAGTAGATAACATTAGTCTGTGGGGCCTCACCGCTACAAATGGGTTCGTGTTCGTTTCCACTTGGGGAAGCGCGTTTTCTAATTTGTGGACGAACGGTTCAACGCTGACCAATGCTGGCTTCATCTGTGGGCAGGACTTCAACGCGAACGACTGTCGGAACTGGTATACCGGAAGCAGTTTTTGTACCTACAGCCTGCTCATCGACGGAACGTACAACGGCGGTTCTGGCGTGTCGCACGGATCGTCGTGGACTATGGTTTGTCTGCAAGATGGTCAGTACGGAATTTACATTGGGTCGTATCAAGGCGCGTCTTTTAATGGCGTCTACATGGAAAACGTGGTGCACCCACTGCGACTCGGTGTGGCGTCTACAAAGCTGGCGCGGGGAATCGCTTTCAATGGCGGGGATTTTGGCGGCCCGTATAACACTCACCCGAACTACGCTTCCAGAGAAGCTGTTATCTGGCTGGATTACGCTATTGGCTGCTCTATTGATGGTGTCGATCTTAGTGGCGCGTACAACTGCGGAAATGCTGCGCCTATTACGTTCAGCGGTGGCGGTGGGTCTGGCGCGTTCGCTATCGCTCGTGTGACCGCCGCCGGCGTCGTTCAATCAGTTGAGGTCGTTTGCGGCGGCACTGGCTACACCAGCGATCCGACCGCAGCAGTCGGAGGCGCAGGGTCTAGCGCCAGCCTGACCGTCACGCGATCGGGTACGTCTGTGTCCACGATTGCGGTGGCGGCGGGTGGATCTGGATATGTCCCGGTCGTTTGTCCGGTGGCAGTGACTTACAACAAAGCATTTAAATGCTCGATCAACAGCGTCATGTTTAATAGTTCGTTTGGAGACACAAGCCCGCTTTACCCCTGGGTTGTTCGGCGTTCTGGCGCAGACTCTGGCGCGGGTGTGATGTTGCTCAACGACGCTTCTTGGCTTAACAGCGCGAACGGCAACGCGGCCACCCTAATGAAAACGCGATCAAACAATTACACGCATGCGCTGATCGAATACGACAACACTGGTGCTCTCCAATCCTACGTCTACACACCGCCACAGTACCCATGACCGACTTCCTCTACAAACTTCGCGGCTCCCTCTACTCCAAGACCAGCAACGCGGCCATCGTCGTCGCGGTCATTGGAGTCCTTGAGCAGTTGGCTCCTGGCCTGCTGGCAAGTGTGATCCCCGCTGACTACAGACAGAGCCGTAACATGACCCCCCGCCCCACGTCATCCGCTGGTTCCTGCGAACCTTCGGCTACGGCGGAATCACGCTGCCGCCGCTGGGCATCTTCATCCTGGCCGAGCGCATCAACGAGACGGCGCTCGTCAGGCATGAGCAGCGGCACTGGCAACAGGCGCAGCGCATGGGCGTGGTGCGGTGGGCGATCACGTATCTCTTCTACAACGTGCGGTATGGGTACTGGGACAACCCGCTCGAGGTTGAGGCCCGAGCTGCAGAACTGAGTTCTTGACGACCATGACCGACATCGACCCCATCGCGTTTGGCCGCATGCAGGCCGAGGTCCACCTGCTGCGCAGCGAGGTGGCCACGTTGCAGAGCGACGTCAAGGAGTTGCTGGCCCTGGCCAACAAGGGCAAGGGCGGGTTCTGGATGGGCATGACCATCGCCTCGATGCTCGGTGGCTTGGTGTCTTGGATCGCTACCCACTGGCCCAGCAAATGAACTTCGACACCGCGTTCAGTTTGCTCTTGGGCCACGAGGGAGACTTCTCCGACCACGAGGACGATCCCGGGGGCAGGACCCGCTTTGGCGTCACCGAGGCGGTGGCGCGCGAGGTGGGCTACAAGGGCGACATGCGCGAGCTCCCGCTGGATCTCGCCAAGCGCATCTACCTCGAGCGCTACTGGAAACCCATCCGCGCCGACGAGCTGCCACCAGGTATCCGCTACGCCGTGTTCGACGGCGCGGTCAACTCGGGGGCCGTCCAGGCCACCCGCTGGCTGCAGCGGGCGCTCGGTGTCGAGGCTGACGGGCTGATCGGCCCCAAGACTATGGCTGCGGCTTATGCGCAGGACATGAACGCACTGCGCCTGCGCATCCTGGCGCAGCGGCTGCGGTTCATGACCAGCTTGAAGAACTGGCCTTCCTTCAGCAGGGGATGGGCCATCCGCATCGCGGACTTGATGGAGGCCTGATGGCACACGACCCGATCACCGCCGCGCTCGATGTGGGCGGCAAGCTCATCGACCGGCTCTGGCCGGACCCGGCCCAGCGCGACCAGGCCAAGCTCGCCATGCTGGAGCTGGCGCAGAAGGGCGAGCTCGCCGAGTTCACCGGCCGGGCCGAGATCGTCAAGACCGAGGCGGCAAGCGAGAACTGGCTGGCCTCCTCCTGGCGGCCGATCCTGATGCTGACCTTCGGCGCCCTGATCGTGGCGCGCTGGTTCGGCTGGGCCGCCCCCAACCTGAGCGAAGCCGAGTACCTCAAGCTCTGGTCGATCGTCGAGCTGGGCCTGGGCGGTTACGTCATCGGGCGCTCGGCCGAGAAGATCATCCCAGCAGCCGCGGCTGCGATGAAAGGGAGCAAGTGACGACCCGTGTTCCGTACTCCATGACCGACGCCCCGGTCAACGTCAAAGCCTACGGTGCCAGGGGTGACGGCACCACCAACGACAGCGCCGCGATCCAGGCGGCGATCAACGCTGCGGCGGGCACCGTCTACGTGCCCAAGGGCAACTACCTGGTGAACACCGGGCTGACGCTGCCCTCGAGCTGCCACCTTGAGTTCGAGGCGGGAGCGCTGCTCAAGGCTGGCACCAACTCGATGACGGTGATCTCGACCACGGCCGGGTTCAAGACCGGCATCAAGCTCAGGAACGTGGCGGTCGACGGCAACAGCAAGACCGGGGTCACCGCGGTGGCCCTGTCCAACGTGCAGTTCGACAGCGCGGTGGTGGGCCTGAACGTGAACGGCTGCGCCACCGGCCTGGTGCTGCAGTCGACCTGCATCGGCGTGCACGTCGACCACCCAACCATCTACGGCACGATCGACGCGATCAAGATCCTGGCGAGCAATGCCAACGTCGTGACCTGCCCGCAGATCGACCACCAGACCGGCGCCTCGCCGTTGACCGGCACGGGCGTCTACATCACAGGCTCGAGCAACGCGATCTATGGCGGGTTCATCCAGGGCTTCCAGCACGGGGTCTACGACCAGGGCGACTACAACAAGGTCGACGGCACCTACTTCGAGCTGTGCTCGGACAACGCGCTGCGCTGGGACGGGTGCCTGCTGCCGACCGCGACCGACGTGTTCTTCTTCGGCCAGGCGGCGAGCGCCGGGGCGCGCTTCCTGTGCGTGGCGAGCGACACCAAGGGCGGCCGGGTGATGTGGCCGAAGATGGTGCAGGGCAACTCGACGGGCGGCCTGTTCTTCTTCAGCACCGGCAACACGGGATGCGTGGCCGACTACGCCACCGACGGCGGCACGACCAACACCGCCACCGGCACGACGACCCAGATCACCAAGCCGGCCAACACCCAGGCGATCTAAGCCCGGGCCCTGAGGTCCTCATTCGCGGCGCCCGCGTGGCGCCGCTCTGCTTCTTCGGCCACGGCCAGGCGGGCCTTCAGGCGCTCGAGCTCGTGGCGCTGGGCGGTCAATTGCTGGCGCAGCAGGATCAGGCTCAGGACCTCGCCGGCGGTGAAGGCTTCGCCGGCGGGGGAGAGGAGGCGGCCGTCGTGGAAGCGCCAGCCGGTCCAGCGGCCGGCGGTGCCAGGCAGATCGCCCAGCAGACCGCGCACTGCCAGAGTCTGAGCCCCGGGAATTTGCGTCTGTCCCGACAACCATCGCTGCACCGTCGTCCGGTGCACGTTGAGCTCGCGCTCGACGCGGCGCTGGCCGATGAGTTCGATGAGGTGTCGGAGGTCACGTTGCGGTCTCTGGTTGACTTCAAGCAGCGGCTGCGCCGCGGCAGTTCTACGCACAGTCGCCGGTCTCGAGCCGGTAGCGGTTGAGCGCCGCCTCGCGCCGGGTGTCGTCTTCCTCGTACCGCTCGGCCAGGCGCTCGTACTCGGGGCTGTTCGGGCCGACCATCTCGGCCGCATCGACGGCGCACTGCTCGGCGTACCAGTCGTTGAAATCGGTTCGCATAGTCGTTCTTCCGTTCAGGTGGAGAGGGTAGGTGGGGCAGGGGGTTGGGGTGTGCAGGGCGCTCACTGCTTCAGCGCCGCCAGTTCGTCGGCCAGCGTCACGGCATCGCCGCGCTCGATCATGTCGCGCAGGGTCTTGCTGGCCCTGTACCACTTCAGCGGGCACGCCGGCACCATGAAGTAGGCGTCGGTCAGCGGGCACACGGTCTGCCACTTGGCGCGGCCGTAGTCGTCCACCTCGTCGTACTCCTGCACCAGCAGGCCGGGGCGCACATCGTCGGGGTCCATGCAGGACACCACCTTGTCGCGCACCAGGCGCAGCGAACCCAGTGCGGGGCTTTCAATCAACGACTGGCCTGCGATCATTTTCTTGCTCCTGGTTGGCGACTCGATGAAGCAAAGTGTACACGATCTTTTAGCAGGTGCTGTAGGAAAAACCCTTAGATCAGGACGCATAATGTATATTGTGCCCTGCCATTTTGCTAAAGCGGGTCACAACTTACGGTTCGCATCATGCTCAACCGCACCCTAGCAAGTGCTAGGTTCAGGTGCAGGATGCACTTCGCTGACGTGCCGGTCAAGCGGTTGCCACGTCATCGCCTGCTCGTCGAGATACAGGATCGGCTCAACGAGGTGGTATCCGAGCAGCAGGTTCTGCCGCTTGGCCAAGCTGAACACGTAGCCTGGCGGCAGAGGCGGGATGAAGCTCATGCTTTCACCCACTCCCACACCCCCCAGCCAAGTCCGATCACAAGGGCCAGCACGCCGATCACGGCCAGCGCGCCCACGGTACGGGCGAAGCGCTCCAGGCCTTGCCCTTCGTACTCTTCTTTCATCGTCTTCCTTTCATGGCGTCCAACAGGATCGACTGCACCGACGCCTTGGTCTGCAGCCGCGCCAGCACGAGCTCGTCGACGGTTCCCCGAGCAACGATGCGGTGCACGTACACCGGCCGGTTGTGCCCGGCCTGGGCCTGGCGCGTGGGCCCGATCCGCTCGATCACTTGTTCGTGCGTCTCGAGGTCCCACCAGAGGCCGAAGAACACGAGGATGTTCCCCCCGTCCTGGAGGTTGAGCCCGTGGCCAGCGCTCTGAGGGTGAACGAATAGCAGTGGTATCCGTCCCAGGTTCCACGCCTCGATCGTTCGAGGGTCAGTGTCCAGCGCCCGACCTTGAGGGAATGCACGCTGTAATCGGGCGAGGTCGGACTTGAACTGGTACGCCACAAGAACCGGGGCCCCAGCAGCTTCCTCCACCACGGACGTGAGGGCATCAAGCTTGGCATCGTGCAGCTCCTTCCATGTTCCCTTGTCGTCAGTGTAGAGCGCGCCGTTGGCGGCCTGGAGGCACTTCATCGTGCGCCCCGCGGCGTTGAACGCCTCGATCTCGGCGCCACCGGCCAGCACCGTGAACATCTCGCGCTCCAGTTCCCGGTAGTGTCGGCGCGCGGTCGGTGGCAGCTCCACCTCGACCACGTTCTCCACCAGCGGCGGCAGGTCGATGTAGTCGGCCGCGCGCACGGTCAGCGTGCACGAGGCCATGCGCCCCTCGATCTCGGCCTGCGCGCCCTCGAGCAGCGTGACGGTGCCACCGTACTTCTGGCCGGGTGCTCGCTTGACCTTGAACCACCGATCCTCGAACGCCGAGAACGAACGGCCCAGCCGCTGGCCGGCGTCGATGAACCACTGCTGGCCCCACAGGTCCAAGAACCCATTGGGTGCGGGCGTGCCGGCCAGGTTGACCCAGCGGCGCACATGCTTGTGCGCGACCTTGCCCAAGGCCTGGGCGCGCTTGCCGCCTTGCTTGACCCTAAAAGACTTGAGCCTGGTCGACTCGTCGGCGATGACGGTGCGGTACGGGAACGACGGGAACCGCTCGCACCTGTCGACCAGCCACTCCACGTTGTCGTAGTTGATGCAGACGATGTCGGCGTGGGCAAAGATGCCGGCGTCGCGCTCGGCCGGCGAGCCGATCGCGCGGGCGATCTTCAACCCCTGGAGGTGCGCCCACTTCGCGATCTCGCTGGGCCAGGTGCTGGAGGCCACCCGCAGTGGCGCCAGCACGAGGGCGGGGAAGGGGTCCTCGACCAGCGCCAAACCCTGCAGCGCGGTCAGGGTGGACACCGTCTTGCCGGTGCCCATACCTGCCCACACGTTGCAGCGCTCGTGCGCTGCGATGTGCGCCACGATCGCCTGCTGGTAGTCACGCGGCTTGTACTGCACGCCTGGCCTCCTTGCTCTGGCGGGCGCCACCGTGCGGCACGATCTCCACCCGCTCGACGGTGTTGAACTTGTGCAGGTTGGCGCACTCGTAGCTGCGGCGGCGGGTGCCGTCATCCCGGGTGCGGGTCTCGAGCACGCGGGTCCAGACCCCACAGTGTGGGCAGCGCATCACAGTTGAGCTCCCCAGGTCCAGACGCTGTTGGCCACCTTCGGGAGGGCGCGCTTGCCCTTCCACCGCTTGCACCGCTGGGCGTTGGTCAGGGGCGCAGGCTTGCGCGCGTCAGGGAGGTCGCCCAGCGCGTGGATGGCGCGCAGGTAGGTCTTGCCGTGCCCGTTGTCGCGGGTCCAGCCACAGATGTAGACCTGCTTGCGTGCTGCGCTCCTGAGCGTGCTCAGGATCGAGGTGACGTGGCGGAGCGGAACGCCGGGAAAGAACGCGGCCACCTCCCGGCTGGTCAGGGGCCCGACCGTGGCCAGCACCTCGCGGACGTTGTCGTGGGTCGCCTTCATCGCAGCAGCCCCTCGACCGCGGCCAGGCTGTCGACCACCTCGACCAGCTCACCGAGCCGGCGCATGCGGTTGTGCTCGCGGATCTGGTGCGCCTCAGGCTTGACGCCCGGGGCCTTGAGCTCAACCCACACAGGCGGCCGGCCCGGCAGCATCACGCGCCGATCCGGTGCCCCGCGGCGGCCGATCCACTCGGCCTTGCGGACCTCGCCGCCCATCGCCTGGACACGCTTGACCAGGTACTCCTCAATGTCGCGTTCTCTCACAGCCCGGCCCACCAGTTGTGCAGGGCAAGGGCCGCTAAAAAGGCGATCGCCACCAGCGCCCAGGCCAGCGCTGCGGCGCCCAGGATGATGAAGCACCCGTTGCGGGTAAGCGGCTGGTCAGGCGAGCACTCCTCGGGGCTCAGGCAGGGCCGCCGGCCTTGCTGGCAGTCGCCCTTGCAGCCTGGCAGCTTCGGGTCCCAGGGCTCGATGCGCACGTCGAATGCCTCGTCGATGTCGCGGTCGCGGGTCATGTCAACCCCGCCAGTCGAAACGCCACCTCAACAGGCACGGTGGCATACACATAAGCCCCGTGGATCGGGCTCCAATAGTGGATGGCGGTCATGCTGCGATCGCCCAGGCCAGCAGCACGCACATGCCGGTGATGGAGGCCCAGGCCAGCGCGGCCTCCCACAGAGGCATCGGCGCGCGATAACGCTCGATGGCGTAGGCGTGCTGGGCATCGCGGGGGAACGCTTTGCGCATCGTGCGCGGGAACTTGCGGGTGGTGTTCATGGTTTACCTTTCAGAACAGTGCCGGCGGCAGATCCTTGATGGCCGGCTTGGGTTGCGGGATGCGCACAGCCTTGACGCCTGGCGGCAGGACCGGGTAGTCCAGCAGCTTGGGCGGGAAGGGCCAGGTGGGTAGTGTCTTGCGCATACGTGAAAATGTAGCACATGCTAAAGCACGGCAGCTTAGGGCAAACCCTAGTCCTTGCGATAGCGCAGCGTCTCGAACCCGGCCGCGGCCAGCGGCACGTCGGGCGCCCACACAGGCTGCACAGACATGAGCCTGGCGAGGTCGGCACTGCTGTAGCGTTCGCTGTCGGGGGCCTCGGTGATCAGCTCGTCGTGCACGGTGAGCACGATCTCGTAGCCGGCCTGCTCGATCGCGGCCATGTTGCTGGCCAGCACGTCGCGGGCCCAGGCCTGCACCAGGTTCTCGACCAGCTTGCCGCCGTAGGTCTTGATCCGAGCCCACTGGCGTGTGTACTGGTTCACGCCCATGTAGCTGATCTGGCCGTCGTCGTCGACCTCGGGGTTGATGTAGCAGAGGTATCGGCCCGAGGGCAGGCGCACGCGCAGCCAAGCGCCGTCACGGCGCACGGCGATGTTGCGCACACGGAAGACCTCGCCCGGGCGGCGGATGGCCTGGCGGGCGGCGTTGCCGAGGTCGGCCCACAGCGACACCGTGGCCGGGTGGGCAGCGCGCCAGGCAGCTTTCAGGATCTCGCAGGCCACGTACACGCGCTGCGACAGGCCGAGCGTGCGGCGCTTCTTGCTGGCCCACTTCCACATGCCCAGCGCAGCCTCGAGCGCCTCGGCGCTGGCCACACCCCACACCGCCTCGGCGAGCTCGTCGAGGTCCATCTGGTACACCGCGGCGAATGTCAGGAACGCGGCCACGCCACCCTCGTAGCCCAGGCCCAGCTCCATCACCTTGCCGATCTGGCGCTGCCACTTCTCGACGTCCTTCGCGTCGATGTTGAACGCGCGGGCGTAGGCCAGCTTGTAGAGGTCGGCACCGCGGCCGGCGTCGAACTCGCGGAAGGCGCGCACCTTCCACGTCTCGCCTGCCACGTAGGCCAGGCCACGGCCCTCGATGTTGGACAGGTCCGCGACCACCAGCTTCTTGCCGGATGGTGCTACGATGCAGCCACGCACGGTGTTTGCGGTGGCCCGCATTACGTCGTCGATAAGCAGCGGCGCGCAGCCGGCCTTCAGCGCCTCGATGGCCAGGTCGATCTCGTCCTGCTCCATGTCAGGCCGCGGCATGTTCTGCGGCTGGAACACGCGCCCGGCCCACCGGGCGGTGCGCTGCGCGCCAGCGAACTGCAGCGTGTTGCGCAGGCGGCCGTCGGCCGAGGTGGCCTTCACCAAGGCCTTGTACTTCGCGGTGCTGGTCTTCGTGGCCTCGAGCCGGATCGACAGCAGCAGCTTCACCGCGTCGGGCAGCTCCGGGTCCTCGATCCGGCGGCGCAGCGTGTCGGCCCGCATGTCGGGCAGCTCGACCCCGTACTCCATCAGGATGTGCGCCAGCAGCTCGTCGCGCTTGCTGGGGGAGGTGACTTGGCCCGCGGTCAGCGTGCGGGTCTCTTCCTTCAGCCGGGCCTGCTCGGTGGCCACCGCGTCGATCGCGGCGTGGGCGAGCTCGAGGTCGACGGCGAACCCGCGGTCGTTGATGCGCTGGTCGAGGTGCCACAGCGCGAGCTCTGGCGAGGTGGCGTTGTAGTTCCAGCCTGGCAGCTTCTTGTGCACGGCGCGCATCGAGACGATGTCCTGGCGGCTGTACTCCAGGAACTCGGCCCACTCGGCGGGGTGCGTTTCGCGGGTGGCGCGGCGCAGCGTGTGGCCCTTCGGCCTGGGCTTGCAGAAGAGCTGGATCAGGTCACGGCCGCGCTTGTCCTTGGCCTCGTCGCTGGCCAAGTTCAGGATGCCCGAGAGCTTGTCCAGGCTGCCCGGCAGCCCGTGCGCGAGCGCGCGAACCATCGTGTCCTGCCACCGCTCGACCGGCACGTCGATGCCCCACACGTGGCGCAGCAGGGTGCGGTCGAACATGGAGTTGTGCGCGACCACCGTCACGCCAGGCGCGCGCAGCCAGTCGCACAGTGCCTTCGACAGCAGTTTGCCGGTGGTCATGTCCTCGACCATCGGCTCGCCGTCGTCGATCGCCCACTGGGCGACCGTGATCTCGGTGCTGGGGTGCGCGGCGTAGGCGTGCGTGCCCGCGGCCTTGAGATCGCACTCGCTGTAGGTCTCGCAGTCGAACCAGAGGATGGTCATGGTGTTCTGTGGCCCGTTCCCCAGCATTGGCGCTTTGCGCTTGCGTCGCACCACGCCGTCTGAGCCCCGCCCGCTACATCGAAGTGCGGGGGCGGGCGAGGCCGATGCTGGGGCTGAGTCTCTCGGGGGCCAGGCGAAAGTAGGAGGTAGGTGCGACCCGCGGTTGATCAGACGAACTCTTCGGCGCCAGCGCCTGCAGTCACGTCCTCGAAGTCATCGGCCCGGGCCGGCGCGCTGCCGAAGGCGTCGCCGTCGGCGCGGAACTGGATGCCCACCAGCTTGCAATTGACCTGCTCGCCGTAGCGGTTGTCGGCGTAGACCTCGACCAGCGCGTTGACGTAGCACCCGCGGTAGATCGGGTTTCTGGCCGGGTCGGTGATCTCGTTGCGGAACTGGTCGTAGACCTTGGGCTTCTCAGCCTCGGCCTCGGTGTCGCCGCCCTTGCAGTTGGCCGACAGCACCCAGGTGCCCTCGTAGTGCGGGTTCTTCGCGGCCTTCAGGTCGCCGTCGGCCAGGCAGACCTTGCCCTTGGCGCGGGCGGCCTTGAGGAACAGCGCGGCCTTGGCGGCATCCTTGAGCTTGGCCTTGGCGGCCTCCTCGATCGCGGCGTTGATTACCGGCAGTTGCGGGTGATCGCCGGGCACGATCAGCGCAGCGCCGCAGCGGTAGGCTCCGGTGCCCTGGAACTGCTCACCCTTGAAGAGGTTGGGCCAGTCGACGCGGACGTTGTCCAGGCGGAAGCGGGTAGGTGTGGTCATGGTTCGGGTTCCTTTTCTCAAACGAGGTCGCCAGCCTGGACTTCAAAAGCCTCCGCGACCGGCTGGACGGTGATCGCGGGGCGGAGGTCGGAGGCAGGGGCGACGCTGGGTGCGCCGTCCTTCTGCACGATGAGGGGTTGCAACTTCGGCCACTGGCGCGGGCCGATGTCGCCGGCCTTGGCCAGCTTCTCGGCAGTCGTCGGGCTGATCAGCTTCAGGTCGTAGGCTTTCTCGACGGGCAGCCGGAACTGCTCGCGCAGCACCTTCTCAGCCTCAGCAGGATCGGCCCACTGGCGGGCGCCGCGCTTGCCGGGCACCAGCTTGTAGCCGGGCACCGGCTCGCCGTTCGACAGGCGTCGCAGCGACTCGGCGCGCACCGCCTTGCACCAGTCCTCGATCAGGTCGACCTTGGACAGGCAGGCGGCGAGCCAATTAGCATCGGAAGGCAGTGCGGCGTTGGGTGTTGCGGTGACAAAGTCAGCGAACTCATCTGGCGACGCGGCGGCCACGCCATGCACCTCAATGGATACCTCGTTGCGCAGCGCCGGGCAGGTGGCCTTGGCGCGGCACCAGCGGCACTGGTCGCCCGAGCGCAGGAACGTCTCATCCCACTTGCTGGTGCCGTGCGTTTGCTTGGCCGCCAGCACACTGGTGGCGCCGCTGCGTGCGGTCGATGTCAGCCAATGCACCAGCGCTTGGCGCGGCAGCGACCACTCGCTGGGTGCCTGGCGCACGCGGGGCTGATGGATCACGAGGCGCACGGTCTCGATGTCAATCCCGAGCGCTTCCATCTCCAGCAGCTTGCCGCCGGCGTACAGCATTATCTGCTCGTTGTGCATGGCGTCGACCTCAACACCGCGGCCGGTCTTCAGGTCGTGCACCTGGAGCTCGGTGCCGATCACCGCGGTGGCGTCGGCCGTGCCCCAGGCCAGGCTCTCGTCTACCTGCAGCCAGGCGGCGTAGTTGGTGCGGGTCTCGGACTCGAACAGGTCGGCGCCTGCGGTCATCTCCTTGAGGTTGCCGAGGTAGGTCTGCACGCAGTCGGCCATCTCGTCGTCGACGACAAAGTCGTACCCGTCCTGCTGGTAGGCCTGCCCGATGTAATCGGCCGCGGCCTTGCCGGTGGTCAGGCACCTGTCGGCCACCTGGTGCGCGACGCTGCCCCAGGCGGCGTACTCGCTGGTGTTGTCCGGCTGGCCCTCGGACAGCACGACGCTGCCCGGGCACGCGAGCCAGCGGCTTGCGGCGCTGGCACTGAGCTTGGAATGCGCGCTCATGCTCAGCTCCGTGCGGCGATCGCCTCGGTCACCAGGCGGTGGGCCGCGGGCCACTGCTCGGGCTTGAGCAGCTTGAATGTGTCGGCGCCCAGACTCTTGGCGATCGGCACGGCGGCCGTCGGGTCGAGCTTGTGCAGCGCGAGCACCTGCTTGGTGAGTTCGGCGTAGGTGATCTCAGCCGGCGCAGAGGGTGCAGCGGCAGGCGCTGCCGTGGGCTTCTCGGCCACCGGCTGCGGCGTGGCCGGCGCGGGCGCAGCGGGTGCCGGGCTCGGGGCCGCCTCGGCAGTAGGCTGGGAAGGGGCAGTTGGCGCAGCGGGTGCCGGCTTGGCCGCCGGCTTCGTGGGCTTTGGGGCGATGGCCGCCTCCGCGGTGACGACAGCGGCGGCGCCGTCGACCTTGGCCAGCAGCGCGGCGGCTGCGGCGACGTCGGTGAACTGGAAGGTGATCGTGATCATGGTTCAGGCCTCCTGGGCGGTCACGCGGTTGATGTAGTCACCGATGGTGACGTCGGGCTTGGTGGTGCTGCGTCCAAGGGCGGCGAGCTCCTCGAGCGTGTACGGCTGGGCGCGGTCTTCCGACTGGTCCCGCTGGGTGCCTTGCCAGGCGCCGGTGGGCGACAGCAGGCGGAACCGCTCGCTCGCGCCGGCCGACTCGTTGGCGCGGACCAGGGCCTGGGCGGCGTCCTCGGGGCTGCTGAACGTCTCGATGGACATCAGCGTCAGCCCGTCGTAGCAGGCCAGCACGTAGCGGCCCTGGCTGCGGAAGTTCTCGACGGCTGTGGAGAAGGCCTTCTCGTTCAGTCGGTTGATGGTGTTCAGATCGTGCATGATGTGTTTAGCAGTTGAGAGAGGTGAACTGTAGCAGAAGCTACAGGGTGGTCAAGCGGCTTGCGCCACGGGACCCGACAGGCGGGTGCCGTCGGGGAGGATGAAGAACTCGGGGTTGAACTCGCCCCAGGCTTCAGAGCGGGGGCCGATCAGCTCACCCTTGCCGATGCTGGGGGTGTAGACCGCGATGCAGTCCTGGCTCAGCAGTTGCGCCAGGTGGTAGACCTTGTGCCAAGCGGCGGCACCGTCGGTGAACTGGACGCAGGCGATGCAGGTCAGCTCGGTGTCAGAGTGCTTGAACTCAAACGACGCGGCACCGAAGGTGGCGATGACCTCGCGGATCGCGGTGCCCGAGCCGATGTTGCTGTTGCCGTTGACTGCCAGGCCGATGTTCAGAATGACGTCCATGTCGTTGCTCCAGTTACTGCAGCGTCCTTGCTGCGATGTGTGAACTGTAGCACATGCTAAAACGCAGGCAACAAAAAACCCCACACGTTGGTGGGGTTCTCGTTCATCTACCTCGAGATCAGAGGTGCAGCAGGGTCACCAGCAGCAGGGTCACCAGCGAGATGGCCAAGGCCCACCGCACCTGCCGGCGCAGATCCCCCAACGGGTCGTCCCACACGCCGCCGTGCTCGATCAGGTACGCGATCCTCTGCTTGATCTCTTCGTTGCTCACTTGCCGCTCCCTCGGAGTAGGTTGGTCAGTTGCTTGATGTGGTTCTCGTCCAGGCGGCCGGTCAGCTTGGCGCGGTCGTAGGCGAGCTGCACAAGGGTGCCGTAGGTCTCGGGGTCAGGTCTGAGACCCGCGTCACGAAGCACGGCGGCCACCGCCTTGACGACCTCAGTCAATGCTTGGTCGTTGAGTGGTTGGCCCCCGGCCGGGTGGTCCTGGTCCATCCAGCCGGCCGGCAGGCCCAGCTTCGTCTCGATCTCGCGTGCGGTCTTCTCGCTGATCTCGCGCGAGGGCCTGGGCCCGGCGATCTGCGCCAGGTAGGACCCGTTCGCGTGCCCAAGTTTGCGAGACAGGGAGGTGGGCCCGCCCCACTGGCCGATGAGCCGGCGCAGGTTCTCCCGCCTCGTGTCGTACACCGTGATCACCCGCCTACATTGGCACGTCATAGCAGGCTGTGCAAGCACTTTACAAAATGCTACAGTCGGGCCCCCACTTCACCTATTGACTGCCATGAGCACGATTACCCCCATGAAGGCCTGGATGATGGCCGCCACCCCCCAGGAGCAGGAGGCGCTGGCCCAGACGGTCGGCACCTCGAGGGCCATGCTGTACCACTACGCGGGCGGGTTCCGTGAGGTCAGCGCGTCGCGCGCTGGCGAGATCGAGGCTGCGACCAAGGCGATGGCCAAGGCCAGCAAGGGCCGGCTGCCGGTCGTGTACCGCACCGACGTAGCGGAGGCCTGCCGCGGGTGCGAGTACGCGAGGCGGTGCCTTGGCGACCGCGCCGTCGCCTCGCACTTCCCGATCGTTGATCCGCGTCAGGCGGATCTGTTCGGTGATTCTGAGGGCGGCACCGCCGACTGAGCGATGAGCGCCGTGACCAAACTCAGCGCACACCTCAACACCGTCACAGTCCCAGATGAGCTGCGGGAGATCCCGGGCTGGCTGATGTGGCGGCTCGAGTACCACGAGGGCGAGGACAAGCCCCGCAAGGTCCCGTACTACCCCAACGGGCGACGCCGCCAGGGGCAGCAGGGTTCCCCCGAGGACAGGCAGCAGCTCACCACGTTCGACGCCGCGCGCAGTGCAGCCGCCCGCCGCGGGTTCGACGGCGTGGGCATTGCACTGCTGCCTGACTGGAACCTGACCGCGCTCGACTTCGACCGATGCGTCAGCGGTGGCCAGCTCCACCCTGAGGTGGAGGCGATCGCATCGACCAGCTACGCGGAGTGGAGCCCGTCGGGCACCGGCGTGCGGGTGCTGCTGCGTGGCCTGCTGTTCAACCGCAAGTCGTTCGAGGGCGCCTACGGGTTCGAGACCTTCAGCACGAAGGGGTTCGTGACCGTCACCGGCAACCGCTTGGAGATATGCGACGTGCTCGGCAACGAGAACACCGTGGCCCCGATCGGGGAGGAGGTGATGGGCCTGGTGCGCAAGCGGTTCACCCGCGCCGACGGGCCCACCACCAGCCACGACGACCCGGTGCTCGGCCTCACGCCCGCCCAGATCGAGCAGGGCCTCGAGCATCTGGACCCTGACACCGGCCACGATGAGTGGCTCCAGGTGGGCATGGCGCTGCACCACGAGACCCGCGGTGAGGGGTTCGATTACTGGTGCGACTGGTCCGAGCGGGGTGCGAAGTTCCCCGGCCGCGACATCCTGCGCCAGCGCTGGGACAGCTTCGGCAAGGGCGCAGGCCCGGTCGTCACCGGCAAGTCGTTCGTGCATCTAGCCAACGAGCACGGCGCCTCCATCGCTGGCGGTGCGCCGGCCAGCGCGGAGGAGTTCGAGGTCATGGTCACCGAGACGGTGGAGGCGGCCAAGGCCAGTGGCAAGCCGCTGCGGTTTCAGTTCGAGCCGGTGCACACGTTCGCCAGCGCCACCGCGTCGCCCTGGATCGTGAAGGGCGTGCTGCCGCAGTCGGGCCTGGCGGTCATCTACGGCGCCAGCGGTGCCGGCAAGTCGTTCGTCGTGCTCGACCTGGCGCTGGCCATTGCCAGGGGCACGCCCTGGCGCGGTCGCAAGGTCAGGCAGGGGAGGGTGGCCTACGTGGCCGCCGAGGGCGCTGATGGGTTCAGGAAGCGCCTGGCCGCCTACGCCCAGCACAACAAGCTCGACCTCGCTGACGTGCCCGTGAGCGTGCTCAACGGGGCCCCCAACCTGATGCTGCTCGAGGATGCCAAGGACTTGGCCGTGGGCGTGCTGGCGGCGGGGGAGGACACCAGCGTGATCGTGGTCGACACGCTCGCGCAGACCACCCCTGGGGCCAACGAGAACGCGGGCGAGGACATGGGCAAGGCCCTGGGCCATTGCAAGCGCCTGCACGAGCTCACAGGGGCGCTGGTGGTGCTCATCCACCACAGCGGGAAGGACCAGGCCAGGGGCGCGCGTGGCTGGTCAGGCCTGCGTGCGGCGGCCGACGCTGAGGTCGAGGTGATCCGCACCGAGTCGGGCCAGCGTGCGCTGCGCCTGAGCAAGAACAAGGACGGTGAGGACGGCCTCGAGTGGGGCTTCGCGCTGGACGTGGTGCAGATCGGCGCTGATGAGGACATGGAGCCCATCACGTCGTGCGTGGTGGTCGAGGCCGAGCTCCAGGGCGTGCGCTTGCTGCGTCAGTTGGGGCCGAAGGAGGTGGTGGTCAACGAGGTGATCCAGGAGATGGCCAAGGCGCAGACCGAGGGCATTGAGGTGGCTGCGGTGCTGGCCGAGGCGGTCAAGCGGTTGCCGGCACCGGAGGATGGCAAGCGGGACACGAGGCGGCAGCACGCGAAGCGCGCGTTGGAGAGCCTGTGCAACGGTGACACGGCGCCGTATTGGATCGGCGACGACGGCTGCATCGCAGTCATGTGAACGTGCAAGGAATCGCGAACATGCAAGAAAGCGCCTGCACCACCGTGCACCACGATGCACCGTGCACATCGTGGTGCGTGGTGCATCCTGTGGATAACTGCACCGCACCGCACCACCACCCTATAAGGGGTGGTGCGTGGTGCAGTTATACGCAGCGGCGCGGTGTGCAGCCTTTCTTGGTTGTTTGAAAAGTTTTTCAAGAAAGGCCCTGGAATGGTCAGTGTGCAAAAAACTGCAAAGATGCGCCTGGTGCCGGTCAATGATCGGCGTCGGCGCATCGGCGAGCAACACCCCGGGGCTGTGCTCTCCGATCACGAGGTCGAGCTCGTGCACCAGCTCCGCGACGACGGCATGCCCCTGGCCGAGATCGCACGCAAGATGGAGGTCAGCAAGGGTTGCATCTGGAAGATCGTGAGCGGCCACCGGCGGGGCCAGGTGCCGGCCGGCTGGGTGCGTGTCCGTGATCCGAAGGTTCGCGGCTAAGGTCAGACCATGGGCAACCTTCGACATCTCTGGACCGACGCCTTCCTTGCGCACCTGGCTGAGTGCGGTGTCCTGACCGACGCCGCCGCGGCTGCGGGCGTGGATCGCTCGAGCGTGTTTCGCCGCCGGCAGGACGACGAGGAGTTCGACGCCGCCGTGCGCGACGCGATGGAGGCCGCCGCCGACAAGCTCGAGCGGGAGGCCCGCAGGCGGGCCCTGGAGGGCGTCGAGGAGCCCGTGTACCAGGGCGGGCAACTGGTGGGCACCAAGACGGTCTATAGCGACTCGCTGCTGGCCTTGCTGCTCAAGGGCAGGCGCAAGCAGGTGTTCGCTGAACGGGTGGAGCAGACCGGGCCCAACGGTGGCCCGGTGCAGTCCCAGGTGGTGATCGTCACCGGCGTGCCCGATGCGCCTGTGGCGATCGAGGATCTGGTCTGACCGCGATCGACCTCGGCTACCGGCCCAGGGCCTGGCAGGCCGAGTGCCACCTCAACCGCCGGCGCTTCACGGTGCTGGCGCTGCACCGGCGGGCCGGCAAGACCGAGCTCGCACTGGCCGAGCTCATCGACAAGGCGCTGCGGTTCAAGCACGAGCTTGGGTTGTTCTTCTACGTTGCGCCACTGCTCAAGCAGGCCAAGGCCATCGCATGGTTGCGCCTGAAGCAGAAGGTCACGCCGCTGCTCATGCGTGGGATGGTCGAGATCAACGAGTCCGAGCTCTGGGTGCGGTTCACGACCAACGGCGCCGTGATCCGCGTGTACGGGGCCGACTCGCCCGACCGCATGCGAGGCGTGCGCCTGGATGGTGTCGTGCTCGACGAGGTGGCGCAGATGGCGCCCGAGGTGTGGGACGACATCCTGCAGCCGGCGCTGTCTGACCGCCTGGGCTGGGCGCTGTTCATCGGCACACCCAAGGGCGTGAACCTGTTCTCCAAGCTGTTCTTCGAGGCACGCGACAAGACGAACTGGCACTCGGCGCTCTACACGGTGCACGACACCGAGTCGATCGACCCGGACGAGGCCCGCCGATTGCAGGCCGAGATGAGCGAGCTCTCGTGGCGGCGCGAGTACCTGTGCGACTTCAGCGCCGCCGGCGACGAGCAGCTCATCAGCCTGGCCGACGTGGAGGAGGCCACACGGCGCCACCTGCGCCGCGACCAGTACGACTTCGCGCCCGTGATCCTGGGCGTGGACCCTGCGCGGTTTGGCGATGACCGCAGCGTGATCAGCGTTCGCCAGGGCCTGCTGGCCCGGGACTTCCGGGTCTACACCAAGATCGACAACATGGCGCTGGCTGCCTACGTGGGCCAGGCCATCGCCGACTTCCAGGCCGACGCGGTGTTCATCGACGCAGGCAACGGGGCGGGCGTCATCGACAAGCTGCGCCAGATGGGCCACGAGGTCACCGAGGTGCACTTCGGTGGCCGGGCGAGCAAGCCCCGCTACGTCAACAAGCGCGCCGAGATGTGGTTCGAGATGCGCGAGTGGCTGGCGCTGGGCGCTGCGATCCCGCGCAACACGGCGCTGATGCAGGACCTGGCTGCGCCGATCTACACGTTCGACAACCAAGACCGCGTGGCGCTCGAGGCCAAGGACGACATCAAGAAGCGTGGCCTGCCGTCGCCTGACCTGGGCGATGCGCTCGCGCTCACGTTCGCGTTCCCCGTGGCCAAGGAGCGGGACCTGCGCCGCCAGGCCGCCATCCTGGCCGGGCACCGGGCGGGGCAGTTCGACTCCGACGTCAGCGTCACCGCCTACGACCCGATGGCCGGCATCTGAGGCGCGTGTCCGTCTGATCGGCCCGCATCCGCAGAATCCCCCTGCAGACTGGAGCTTCCCATGTGCATGTCATCGCCCAACATTCCCCCGCCGCCCCCGCCTCCGCAAGAGGCCAAGCAGCCTGACTCGATGGCCATGCGTCGGCGCCAGCGCACGAGCACCTCGCCCGGCACCATGCTGACCGGGCCCTCGGGCGTGTCGTCTGGCGGGTTGAGCACCGGCGGCGCCACGCTGCTGGGCGGGTGATCGCCCATGATGTACGGCGCCGGGCCAGACTCCGGTGAGAGCCCGCAGGGCCGCGGCTACGACATCAACCGCAAGCTCGCGCGGCTGTCGGCGCTCAAGACCGAGCGCAGCTCCTGGGATACGCACTGGAAGGATGTGTCCCAGTACCAGTTCCCGCGCGCCGGCCGGTTCATCTCGAGCGAGGTGAACCAGGGCAAGAAGAAGAATCAGCTCATCTACGACAACACCGCGGTGTTCGCGGTGCGCACACTGGCCGCCGGCATGATGTCGGGCGTCACCAGCCCGGCCCGCCCCTGGTTCCGACTCGGCCTGCCCGACAAGGACCTGATGGAGTTCGGACCCGTCAAGCAGTGGCTGCACGACAGCGCCGAGCTGATGCGCGCGGTCTTTGCTGCAAGCAACACGTACAACTCGCTGCACGCCTGCTACGAGGAGCTCGGCGCGTTCGGCACCTGGGCCAACGTGGTGCTGCCCGACTTCGACAACGTGATCCACCACTACCCGCTGACCATCGGCGAGTATTACCTCGGCACCAACCACAAGGGCCGGGTCGACACCCTGGCGCGCGAGTTCAAGATGACCGTCGCGCAGATGGTCGAGCAGTTCGGCAAGCAGGCCTGCAGCGCGACCGTGCGCAACCTGTGGGACAAGGGCGCCTACGATCAGTGGATCGACGTAGTGCACATGATCCAGCCGCGCCGTGACCGCGAGTACGGCAAGCGCGACGCCAAGAACATGGCGTTCGAGTCCTGCTACTTCGAGCCCGGGCGCGAGGCCCAGAACCAGTACCTGAGCGAGTCGGGGTTCAAGCGCTTCCCCGTGCTGGCCCCGCGCTGGACCATCACCGGCAACGACGTGTACGGGCGCAGCCCCGGCATGGAGGCGCTGGGCGACACCAAGCAGTTGCAGTTCGAGCAGGCCCGCAAGGCGCAGGCGATCGAATACCAGGTGAACCCGCCTCTGCAGGTGCCCACCAGCTACAAGAACACGTCCCAGAGTCGCCTGCCCGGCGGCGTGATGTACGTCGACGCGATGGGCCCTGGCAGCGGGGTGCGCTCGGCGTTCGACGTCAACCTGCGGCTCGACTTCCTGATGGACTCGATCCGCGACACGCGCGACCGCATCCGTCAGGCCTACTACGCCGACCTGTTCCTGATGCTGGCGCAGCAACCCGCCAACGGACGCATGACCGCCACCGAGGTGGCCGAGCGCCACGAGGAGAAGCTGCTGATGCTGGGCCCGGTGCTCGAGCGCCTGCACAACGAGCTGCTGTCGCCGCTGGTGGACCTCACGTTCGACCGCCTCAACGAGGCCGGCGTGCTGCCGCCCCCGCCCGAGGAGATCACGGGCCAGGAGCTCAACATCGAGTTCATCAGCGTGCTGGCCCAGGCGCAGCGCGCGGTGGCCGTCAACGGCATGGAGCGACTGCTCACCACCGCCGTGAGCTTGGCGCCGGTCAAGCCCGAGATCCTGGACAAGATCAACTTCGACCAGGTGATCGACGACATGGGCGAGGCGTTCGGCGTCAACCCCGCGCTGGTCGTGCCTGATGGTCAGGTGGCCGAGATCCGCGCGCAGCGTGCCCAGGCCATGCAGGCGCAAGCCTCGGCCGCCACCGCACCTCAGGTGGTCGAGAGCGCGAAGACCGCGAGCGAGATCAACACCGACCAACTGCGCGACGTGATGGGCATGCTGCAGGGCTACTCAAGCCCGAGCCCTGCGATGGTCGAGTAAGGCGTGTCCGTCTGAGGCGGGCCCGCTTCTACGATGCTCCCGTCAACCATGAGAGAACTGACAGACCTGCGAGGCCAGGAACGCGATGCTGAAAGCGAAGAGCTGGTGGCACGCGAGAAACGTCGCAAGGAACTCGAGGATCTCAAGTGGCTGATGGCCCACCCCCAAGGACGACGCATCGTGAGTCGTCTGCTGGAGGAGGCCGGTGTCAACCGCACCACGTTCAACCATAGCGGCAGCGTTATGGCGTTCAACGAGGGCAAGCGGCACGTCGGTCTGTTCCTCACGGCAGAAGTGCTCGAGGCCTCGCCCGAGGGGTACTTCAAACTCCTGAAAGAGTACCAGGGCAAAGATGGATGATTCGACTGCGGTGACCAGCACACCTGCCAACGACGCTGGGGAACCGAAACCGATTGATGGACAAGCCGTAGCGCCTGCTGCGGACAGCGCGAGCACGACGCCCGCGGCGGACCCCAAGGCCCCTGAAGCCAAGGCCCCCGAGGACTACACGCTCACGATGCCCGAAGGGGTGCAACTCGACAGCGTCGCTGCTGACGAGTTCAAGGCGATCGCCAAGGAGCTCAAGCTCGACCAGGCGGGCGCGCAGAAGGTTGCAGACATCGGGGCCAAGATGGCCCAGCGTCAGGCCGAAGCGCACACGAAACTGGTGGAGACCTGGGTGGAGCAGGTCAAGGCCGACAAAGACATCGGCGGCGACAAGCTCACCGAGAACCTGGCGGTGGCCAAGAAGGCGCTCGACACCTTCGGCACGCCCGAGCTTCGGGACGTGCTGAACAGCACCGGGCTGGGCAACCACCCCGAGGTGATCCGAGCCTTCTACAAAGCCGGCAAGGCCATCAGCGAAGACCGCTTCATTCCCGGCAGCCCGAAGGGCGCCGAGGCTGACCCGGCCCGAAAACTGTTCCCCTCCATGAATTGAAAGGCAACACACCATGGCTACCCTCGCTGCAAACAACCCGACGCTGCTGGACGTTTCCAAGCGTCTGGACCCCGATGGCAAGATCGACACCATCGTCGAGCTGCTGAATCAGACCAACGAAGTCCTGAGCGACATGTCCTGGGTCGAGGGCAACCTGCCCACCGGCAACAAGACCACCGTCCGCACCGGCCTGCCCACCCCGACGTGGCGCAAGCTGTACGGCGGCGTGCAGCCGGGCAAGAGCACCACCGCGCAGGTCACTGACTCGTGCGGTATGTTGGAAGCCTACGCCGAGGTCGACAAGGCCCTGGCCGATCTGAACGGCAACACCGCCGCGTTCCGCCTGAGCGAAGACGCTGCCCACATCGAGTCGATCTCCCAAGAGCACGCCTCGACGCTGTTCTACGGCAACGAAGGCACCGAGCCCGAGGCCTTCACCGGCCTGGCCCCGCGCTACAACTCGCTGTCCGCGCAGAACGCCGACAACATCATCGACGCCTTCAGCGGCTCCGGTGGTGACCTGACGTCGATCTGGCTGTGCGTGTGGGGTCCGCAGACGGGCTTCGGCATCTACCCGAAGGGCTCGCAGGCTGGCCTGCAGATGTCCGACAAGGGCCAGGTGACGATCGAGAACGTCGACGGCGCTGGCGGCCGGATGGAAGGCTACCGCACCCACTACCGCTGGGACGCGGGCCTGACGATCCGCGACTGGCGCTACTTCGTGCGCATCGCCAACATCGACATCTCCGAGCTCGGCACGATCGCCAACACCAAGAACCTGATCAACTGGATGGTGCAGGCGAGCGAGCGCATCCCCAGCTTCGGCAAGGGCCGCGCCGTGTTCTACATGAACCGCACGCTGCGCGAGAAGCTGCGCCTGGGCATCCTCGAGCGGGTGAGCTCCAACCTCACCTGGGAGACGGTCTCTGGCAAGCGCGTGATGACGTTCGACGACATCCCCGTGCGCCGCACCGACGCCCTGATCAACACCGAGACCCGCGTGGTCTGATCGCAGCACTGAATCGAAAGGAACCACACCATGATCCTCGATAAGCGTACCGAGTTCTGCGATGCAGTCTCGTGCAACACCGGCGCCGCCGGCACCTACAACCTGGGCGACATCATCGACCTGGGCGCCGTGTCCCCCTCCCGGGACCTCGGTGGCGACATGGCCCTGTACCTGGTGGTGACGGTTGACACCGGCATCGCCACCGCAGGCTCTGCCGGCACCGTGGCTTTCCAGTTGGTGTCTGACGGCACCGACACGATCGCCACCAACGGCACCCAGACGGTGCACGCGACCTCGCGCGCGTTTGTCACCGGCTCCACGGCCATCGCTGCAGGCACCACCCTGTTCGCGATCCAGCTCCCGATGGAAGGCGCCGTGTACGAGCGCTACCTGGCCGTGCAGCAGGTCACGGGCACGACGGCCCTGAACGCCGGCAAGATCAACGCCTTCCTGACCGAAGACGTGGCTCGCTGGAAGGCCTACGACTCCCCGAGCCAGGCCTGAGTAGGTAGCCCATGAAGAAAGTCGTGGCCATCTCGATGGGGTTCTACAACGGAGCCCGTGTCCGCCCTGGCACCGAGTTCGAGGTGCCCGACAACTTCAAGGGCTCGTGGGTGGTGGAGGTCGGCTCGCCGGCCTCTGCCCCTGCGAAACCGAAACCCGCCCGCGCTGAACCGAAGACCTTGTCCGAGATGGCCAAGGTCCCGGCCAAGTCGGCGAACGACATCGTGTAACGGGGCATGGCGACGGTCGATCCCGTCACCACGTTCCCGTTCGAGACCTCGCTCGACGTCGCGGTCACGACCTGGGCACCGCTGGCCGCCGATGACGACGGCGCACCAGTGCGCCTGGCCGTCTACTCCGACCGCTCAATCCAGGTGGCCGGCACGTTCGGGGGAGCCTCCGTCACCATCGGGGGCTCCAACGACGGCATCACATACCACGCGCTGTCCGATCCCAACGGCCAGACGCTGACCCTTACTTCGGCAGCTCTGCGGGCAATCGTAGAGCTGCCGATTTTCTTGAAGCCCCGCGTGTTCGGGGGCAACGGCACGACCAACCTGAGCGTTGTCTTGTCGGGTAGGCGATCAATCTAGGAGCCCAACCATGTCCATGTCCAACGCCACCGAGAACGCCGCCCTGAAGATGTTTCTGCAGGGCACGGACCCGTCCTATCGGGCCGGCTCCACGCAGTACCTCGCGGCCTTCACCGCCGATCCGGGCGAGGCCGCATCCCTCGCCAACGAGGCCACCTACACCGGCTATGGCCGACTGGCCATCACCAAGTCCAGCGCCTGGACCGACAACGGCTCGACGTTCAACAACGCCGTGCTGATGCAACTGCCCGTCTGCACGGGCGGCACCAGTGCGCTGACGCACTTTGCCATCGTGGACACGGCCAGCGGCGCGGTCAACATGATGATCTCGGGCGCCTTGGGCGGCACGCTGAACGTGTCCACCGGCATCCAGCCGCAGTTCGCCCCCGGCGATCTGTCGGTGACGGCTGACTGATGATCTACCGCTGCGCCCACTGCCGTGAGCTGCTGACGCTGACAGACACCGAGCTGTCTCAGTGCTCAGAGCACGCCGACGGGGGCGTGGAATGGTCGCCCGACGAGGTGGAATGGATACCGCTGGAGAACCCTGATGCCGTTTAGGTCCGTTGCCGAGGTGGCAGATGCCGTCGAGCAAGGGCGGCATCACATCCAGCATTTCATCCGCACATCGGTTTACGGTGGTTTCGGGACCAACGCGTTGGGTGATTTCAGCGTCGGCACCGGCATCCCGTCCTACAACGCATACCTCGGCTTGGCGCTGGAGGCCACGCAACTCATCGGCCAGCGAAACAACAGCATCTATGTCGGCCCTGGCATCAGCACGGAGCGGTATCTGCTCAGCATGTCGTTGACGCATGGCGGCTCGGGGGGCTTTCTGGCCTCGGTCTACTTTCTCGATTACCTGCTGTTTTACCCGTACATCGACCTGGACAACACCGACCAGCAAGACTTGACCAACGATGTGACCTTGCCGCGATACACAGACGGCGAGGGTGTGCGGATGCTGATGATGATGCAAACGCCTGGAACAAGCACTGCCACGAACATCACCATCAACTACACCAACCAAGACGGCGTTGCCAAGACCATTACGACAGCGTACAGAGCCTCGGGCGGAATTGGTGTCATTGGACCCAACATGATCAGCACCTCCGGGGGCTCTGCAGGGCCGTTCTTCCCGCTGGCCGATGGTGACAGGGGCGTGCGGTCTGTGCAGTCTGTGCAGCTTGCGGCAGGCGTGGGCGGGTTCGGCGTGATGCTGTTGGCCAAGCCGCTGTTCACGATGTCCGCCAACGAGTTGTCGTCAACTGTCGAGAAGAACTTCCTGCGCGAACAGGCGGCGTTGCCGCGCATTTTGGACGGCGCGTTCCTCAACTACATCTACAACCTGTCCACCAACACCAGCGCCATATTGCCGATGGTGGGGCAGGCGCAATTCATCTGGACACCGTAAGGAATCACCATGCCATTCAGTTCAATGGACGATCTCGTCAACGAGATCACAAGCGGCAAGTTCAACCGCACCGACTGGAACAAACTCACGGGCGCTGCAGCC